GAATGAGCCAGACGGTGCCGGTCAGTTATGTCGAGTTGTCGCCCGCCGACGAGGCGCTCGTGCTGGCGTCGCTCGATCCGATCGCGGCGATGGCGGGCACCGACAAGGACAAGCTCGCCGAACTGCTCGCCGACGCGCAGATCAACGACGACGCGCTGCGGGCGGCGATCGCTGACGTCGCGAACCTGCCGACGGCTGCGACGTCAGCGCAGCGTGACCGCTGCGAGGCGTGCGGCCAGCGGATCGGCGCTCACGTTGTCGCGACAGAGAGGGGCTAAATATGCCAGGACGCAAACCGAAGCCGACGGCGGTCAAGCGCCAGGACGGCAACCCAGGACACCGCCCGCTACCGACGAACGAACCCGAGCCAGTGGTCGGGCTGCCCGACTGCCCTGACCACCTCGACGACGAAGCGCGGGCCGAGTGGCACCGGCTCGGCGAGCTGCTCGTGCGTGAGCATCGCATGGCCCCGATCTACAAGGCGGCGTTCGCGGCGTATTGCGTCGCCTGGTCGCGCTGGGTGACGGCCGAAAAACAGATCCAGCAGTACGGCCTCGTGATCACGGCACCGAGCGGCTACCTGGTGCAATCGCCCTACGTCGGCATTTCTAACCGTGCCTGGGGGCAGCTCATGAAGGCGCTGGCCGAGCTGGGGATCTCGCCGACGAGTCAAGCGCGGGCGCAAACGGTCGACGCGCCTGCCGAGGTCGGCGGCAGTTACTTCGAGCAATTCGCGGCGCAGCGATCGACCGGGCGGCGATGACCGCCACGCGCCCGACGGCTCGAGTACTCAAGCTCGCCACGCGGGCCGCCGCGCTCGACGACTCGCAGGCGACCGGCTACGCGCTCGACGTGGTGCGGGGCGACGTCATTGCGGGACCGTGGGTGCGCCTGGCCTGCGAGCGGCACCTGGGCGACCTGGTCGACGGGCCGCACCGTGGCCTGCGGTTCGATCGCACCGCTGCCGATCATGTGCTGCGGTTTTTCGAGCACCTGCGACTCGCCGAGGGGCAGTTCGAGGGGCGGCCGTTCACGCCGGAACCCTGGCAGGCGTTCATCCTACAAAACCTGTTCGGCTGGCAAAGTGCGCCGGGCGTGCGCCGGTTCCGAACGGCCTACGTCGAGGTCGGCAAGGGCAACGGCAAGACGCCGCTGGCGGCGGCGATCGGGTTGTATGGTCTGCTGGCCGACAACGAAGCGAGCGCCGAGATCTACAGCGCCGCCACGACGCGCGAGCAGGCGCGGCTCGCGTTTACCGACGCGCGCAAGATGGTCGAGGCGTCGCCCGAGTTGTCGCGCGCCGTGCGGGTGTCGGCGCACAACCTGAGCCAGATCGGCGGCTACGGGTTCCTGCGCCCGGTGAGTTCGGAGCATCGCGGCCTAGACGGGAAGCGCGTGCACATGGCGCTGATCGACGAGCTGCACGAGCACCGCGACGGCGGCCTGGTCGTTGAAAAGATGCGCGCGGGCATGAAAGCGCGACGCCAGCCGTTGCAGTTCATGATCACGAATGCCGGGCACGACCGCACGACGATCTGCTGGCGGCTGCACGAGTACTCGACGCGGTTGCTAGAGGGCACGGTGGAGAACGACACCTGGTGGTCGTTCATCTGCTCGCTGGATGACGACGACGATCCACTCGCCGACGAGTCGACGTGGATCAAAGCGAACCCGAACCTCGGCGTCTCGATCGGACTTGACTACCTGCGCGACCAAGTGCGCGAGGCGGTCGGGATGCCCGCGAAGCAATCGATCGTGCGGCGGCTCAATTTTTGCCAGTGGACCAAAACGATCACGCGGGCGCTCGACCTGGCAGCGTGGGATCGGTGCCCGCCGATCGACGACGACGCGCTGGCCGGGGTGCCCGTGTGGGCCGGGCTAGATCTCGGGCAGTCGTCAGATCTGTCGGCGTTGGCGCTCGTGTGGCAACTGCCCGACGGGCACTACGCGCTGCGCTGTCGGATCTGGCTGCCGGAAGCGGCGATCGACGCAGAGACGTCGCGCCCGTACGAGCAATGGCTGGCCGAGGGACTGCTCGACCTGACGCCGGGCAGCGTCACCGACTACGACGTGATCGAGGATGTGGTGCGAAGCGAGTGCCAGGCGCACGCGGTCAGATCGCTCGCCTACGATCGGCGCTTCGCTCAACAGTTGGCGCACCATCTCGACGCCGACGGGATCGAAGTCGTCGACCAGCCGCAGGGGTTCCAGCTCAACGAGGCGTGCGTGCGGCTCGGCGAGCTGGTCGCCGACGGTCGCCTGCATCACGACCACGACGCGCTCTTGAGCTGGTGCGCCTCGAACCTGGTCTGGCGTACTGGCCGCTATGGCGAGATCCGGCCCGACAAGGATGCCGCGCCCGACAAGATCGATCCGATTGTCGCCGCCGTGATGGCGATCCAGCGGTCGATCGCCCAGGTGGATACGAGCAGCGTGTATGAAGATCGCGGCGTGCTGACGTTCTAGGCGGGAGTGCCGCCGCCGCGAGGATTGCGGCGACGGCGTGGGCGGGTCTATGCGGTGAGCGCGATCGCCGCGACGGCGTCGGCCTTGCGTTTGTCGCTGGCGTGCACGTATCTGTGCAGCACCATCGTCGTCGACTTCCATCCGCCGATCGCGGCGATCGTCGTGGCGTCGAATCCGGCCTCTGCCATTCTGGTCGCGGCGGTGTGGCGGAGCGAGTGAAACGTCACGCCGCCATTCTTCCGGCCATATGTGACCCCGGCGCGGGCGCAGGCGCGCTCGAAGATGTCGCGCACGCGATCTTTCAGCCCGGCGGGATCTTTGCGCGTTCGCAGCGCGGCGAAGACATGCGGGCACCGCGCGCGGTTGTCGGTGCGGCACGTTTCGCACGGCCCGGTCGCGCCCGTGTGAATGTGCCGGGGCAGCGCCGCGAGTTCGTCGCGCAGTTTTGGCGATACCGGCACCGTGTAGGCTAAACCGTTTTTCGGATCGGGCACTCTGATTTTGTCGCCTTTAATGTGCCCGTATTCGAGGCCGATACAATCGCCGAGCCGCATCGCCGTGTAATACGCGAGCGCCACGAACGCGCGCTCGGCACCGGTCAGGGCGTCGAGGATGCGCCCGGCGTCGGCAGGCGTCAGAACCTGCGCCTCGTACTGTGTCGCCCGCAGGCGCTTGTGCCCGACGAGCGGCGAGGCGGTCAGCTCACCGGCGTCGACCGCCGACGCGAGGATCACCTTCAGTTCGTCGAGGTCGCGGTTCACGGTCGACGCGCTGACGGTTTTTGTTCTGACGGTCGACCATTCGTCGACCATCTTGACCGTGATCCGGTGCAGGCGTTTCGATCCGAACACCGCGATCAAGCGGTCGATCCGGGATCGGTCAGTCCGGCCGCCGTGCTTCCGCTGCCGCAGCTTATGTTCGATATACCAGGCGGCGAAGTCGGCAAAACGCGGCGAGGTTTTCTTCTGCGCGATGCCGACCGAACCCTGCGCCCGCGCCGTGATCTGCGTCGCGCGCAACGTGATCGCGTCGTTGATCGCGCTCTTCCCGCCCGCGACGATGCCCGTCGAGATCCGCGCCCTCGGCAGGTCGCCGACGGCGGGCAGGCGCATCCAGAAGTACGGCGATTTCGGCTGGCGATAGAGGCCAGTGCCGTCGAGTGCCTTGCGTGCTTTTTCGTGGGTAGTCATTTCGATCCCTTTTTGGGGCGGCCAGGTTTGCCGCGTTTCCGGTTGAGTAAGCGCCGCCGCTCGGCGGGCGTCAAGACGAACACGCCGCCGATCGTGCGCGGCGTGATATCGAGGGCGTCGAGTAGTTGGTGTACGCGCTGGCGTGACACGCCAAGCTCGACCGCGACGTCGCTGACACTAAACACGATCGAGCCTCGTGCCGAGCAACTGGCCGACCTTGTGGCCTTGCGGATCGTTCGCCGCGATCTCGGCGGCGAGGGTGTCGAGTTGGCGACTGAGCGCGAACGCCATGGCGTCGTTGACCTGGTCGCGGTCGAGCCGCGTCCAGACTTGCACGTAGGCGTCGAGCCGTGCGGCCTGCGCCAGCTCGTCGGTGTTCTGTGTCTTCGTCATCATGCCTGCTCCCCTATGCGTTGCCGTCATGGCCCTTTAATACTATGTAAACCCTTGACACGCGTCAACCACAAAGCGACACGCGGGCGGGGTTTCTTCGGCCCGCGACGGGTTGCGTTGTCAACGCTTCGCGCGAGACGATCTGCCCGTGTACGCCGACGCGACGTTTGTGATCGGCTGGCTGATTGCGATCGCCGGGTGCGCCCTGGTCGCGCCATCGCTGGCCGTGATTGTCACCGGGTTAGTACTCGTCAGCGCGGCGGTCACATGGGAGCGGAACAACAGAGACAATGAGCCTGATTAGCCGGTTGCTAGAATCGCGGGCAGGACTGGCGCAGCCGAGTCGCTGGTTGCTTGACGCCTGGGGCGGCGGGGCGACACCTAGCGGCGCGACCGTGACACACGAAACGGCGCTGCGCCATCCTGCCGTTTATCGCGCCGTGAGTTTGATCAGCGCGACCGTAGGATCGCTACCGCTCAAGATCTACCGACGCCTGCCGAACGACGGCAAGATCGCCGAACCGGCGCACCGGCTCTATCCGCTGCTACACGATTCGCCGAACGGCGAGCAGACCTCAATGGATTTCCGCGAGGCGCTCCAAAGCGATCTCTGTCTCTACGGCAACGCGTTCGCGCAGATCGTGCGCGACCGTCAGCAACGCATCACCGCGCTGTATCCACTCCAGGCGCGACGGATGCAGATTTCGCGCGACAAGGATCTGCGGCTCGTGTATTCATACCAGACCGACGCGGCGCGGCACGAGTTCGTCGCCGACCCGCTGCACCCGCCGATCCTGCACCTGCGATCCTTTAGCGCCGACGGCGTTGTCGGGCGTTCGCCGATCGAGGTCGCACGCGATGCGGTCGCCGGGGCGATTGCGGCCGACACCTACGGGCAGACGTTTTTCGGCAACGGCGCGGCACCGGGCGGCGTCCTGCAAGGGCCGCGCGGCGGGCGACTCACCGAGCAGGCGCACCAACGCCTGCGCTCGTCGTGGGATGCCGCGCACAAGGGGGCGGCACGCGCGCATCGCGTGGCGTTGCTTGAGGACGGGTGGACGTGGAACCCGATCAGCGTCGGCAATCGTGACAGCCAGTGGATCGAAGCGCGGCAGCTCGGCGTGCTCGACATCGCGCGGCTATTCGGCCTGCCACCGTGGACACTGTACGAAATGGAACACGCCGCAACCTACAACTCGGTCGAGCAGCAGGCGATCGACTTTGCGCGCGAGATCTCGGGCTGGCTGCGTCGGTGGGAATCGCAGCTCGACAAAACGCTACTGTCGGCCCGCTCGACGCGCACGCACTTTTCCAAGTTCGTGATCGAGGGCATGTTGCGCGGTGACATTCAGACGCGGTATCAGGCCTACGCGACCGGCAGGCAATGGGGTTGGTTGTCGATCAACGACGTCCGCAAGCTCGAAGACATGAACCCGATCGGCGACGCGGGCAACGACTACATGCAGCCGCTCAACATGCAGGCGGCAGGAGCACCCGACGACCCGGTCGACGCTATCAGCGACGAGCAGTCGGCGCGCTTGCTGGCGCTCGCGACTGGCGAACCGAACTAAGGGGGCACGATGGCAGATCGCGAAGTTCGCACCCTAACCCGACGCGTCGAGGCGCGTGCGTCTGGCGACGACGCCGGGCCGCACAACGAGATCACCGGCTACGCGGCGATCTTCGACACGCCGACGACGATCGCGGGCGCGTTCACCGAGACGATCGATCGCGGCGCGTTCGATGACGCCCTCGGCGACGACGTGCGCGTCCTGTTCAATCACGACCCGTCGCGGTTACTCGGTCGCACCAAAAGCGGCACCGCGTCGATTGCGGTCGACGAGACAGGACTGCGCTACCTGGTGCGCCCGCCGGACACCGCGACCGGCCGCGAGGTGCTTGAGCTGCTGCAACGCGGCGACATTTCCGGCAGCTCGTTCGGGTTCCGCGTATTACAAGATCGATGGACTGACGGCGCAACGCCGGGCGACTTGCCGGTGCGACATTTAGAACGCGTCGCCCTGTATGACGTTTCGCCCGTGACGATGCCCGCGTATGCAGAAACGACCGCCGAGGCGCGCAGCCAGGCGGCAGCCCGTACACACACGAACGACAGCGCGACCGCGCAGCGACGTCTGACGGTCGCCCGGCACACGATGCACGAGTAGGACACCGGTTTAACACTCGCGTCGGCGCTCGCGTCCTCGGCTACTCAGCCCACACGCAGCAACGCGGCCTTACTGAGGGGGATCGCATGAAGCTACGTGAACAACGCGCCAAGCTGGTCGAACAGCAGCGCCAGATCGTCAAGGCCGCCGACGACGAGTCGCGGGGCATGACAGTCGACGAGCTGACGAAGTTCGACGCAATCAACGACGACATCGACGCATTGAAGGCGACGATCGACCGTGCCGAAGCGGTCGAGGCCGAAGAGCGGGCCAACGTTCAGATCGCCGAGCCAATGGAAACGCGCACACCGTCAACGGTGAGCGTGCCCGTACACACCGAGACGCGCATCGGCGTCGGGTCCGACGAGTACCGCGAGGCATTCGACGGCTACCTGCGAAGCGGCGCTCTCGAACGTCGTGCGCTCGAAGTCGGCACGAACAGCGAGGGCGGCTACCTGGTGCCCGATAGCTGGTCGAATCAGCTCGTCCAGGCGCGCAACGCCGAAAACGTGATGCGCCAGTTGGCGACCGTCGTGACGACGACTAGCGGCACCTTCAACGTACCGACGGTCAGCTCGCACGGCACCGCAAGCTGGACCGCCGAGGAAGCGGCACACACCGAGAGCGACGAAGCGTTTGGGGTTGTGCAGTTCTCGGCCTACAAGGCGTCGACGTTGGTCAAGGTCAGCGACGAGCTGCTCAACGACAACGCCTACGACCTCGAAGGCTACCTCGCGCAGGAGTTCGGCCGACGGATCGGCGTGCTCGAAGAGGCGGCCTTCGTCGACGGCGATGCCAGCTCAAAACCGAAGGGCACCATTTACGATGCGACCGTGGCGGTAACAGCGGCGGGCGCGGCGGCGGTGACTGCTCTGGAGTTAGTGAGCCTGTATCACAGTCTCGGTCGGCAGTATCGCGATCGGGCGTCGTGGATCATGCACGACAACACGGTGCAGCTTGTTCGCAAGCTCGTCGACGGCGACTCGCAGTTCCTTTGGCAGCCAGGCCTCCAGGCTGGGGCACCCGACCGGCTACTCGGTCGCCCGGTCTACACGAGCGACGGGTGTCCGGTCCCGACGACGGCGAAAAAGTCGATCGTATTCGGTGACATCGGATCGGCGTACTGGATCGCAGACCGTGCCGGGATCTCGGTGCAACGTTTATCTGAGTTGTATGCCGCCAACGGCCAGCGAGGCTTCATAGCGAGTGCTCGTACAGACGGCGCGAACGTACTTACCGACGCGGTCAAGGTTCTCCAGCAGGCCTAGTCGGGCGGTGCTGAACTGCTCAAGGTGGCGCGGGTGCCTGGTGCGCCTGCGCCGCCTTTTTCCAGAGAGGCGACACACGATGCAAATAAGAATGTTGACGTCGATCGCAGGTGCGGATCTGACAGCCAGGCCCGGCGAGGTCGTCGAGTGCGAGCCGTTACTCGCGGCGCGATTGATCGACAGCGATCAAGCGGTCGCAGTCGACGGTGCGCCCGAAGCGGCGGCAGTCGGCGGTGCGCCGGAAGTCGCGACGACGGCACGCGCGCAGCCGCGACGCCGGGGTAAGCGTGGCTGAGTGGTCGGATATCTGGCACGAGCTGGTCGAGGTATCGGCCCCGAGTGCCGAGCCGATCACGACCGCCGAGGCGAAGGCGTTTTTGCGGGTCGACCATTCGACGCAGGATGATCTCGTTGACGATCTGATCGCGGCGGCGCGGCAGCGTGTCGAGGCCGACACCGGGCGCAGCCTGATCACGACCACCTGGGATCTGACGTTTGATCAGTTTCCCGACGAGCGGGCGATCGTGCTGCCACGGTTGCCGCTGGCGTCGGTAACGTCGATCACGAGTTACGACGAAGACGACACGTCGGCGACGTTCGCCAGCTCGAAATACCTCGTCGATACGGCGCAGGGACGGATCGCGCTGAACGACGACGAAGACTGGCCGACGGATCTGCGAACGCATAGCAGCGCCGTCGTGCGGTTTGTTGCGGGCTACGGGGCGAGCGGGTCGAGTGTGCCGCAACCGTTGCGCCTCGCGCTGTATCAGCTCGTGGCGCACTGGTTCGAGCAGCCCGATCCGATTGCCGGGATCGAGCAGGTCGACGTCGCCTACGCCGGGCATGTGGCGGCGTATCGCGGCGGGCAGGGGATCGGCTGATGGCGCGGCGACCATTCAACCCGGCGAGGCTCAGCGAGCGTGTGACGATTCAAACAGCGACGACGAGCGTTGATAACCAAGGCGGGCGATCGGCGTCCTGGGGCACGCTGGCGACCGTGTGGGCCGACGTGCGGGCACTATCGAGTCGCGAGTCGATCGCGGCGAAGGCGGCGGCCTCGAAGGTCGGGTACGAGGTCACGGTGCGCTACCGATCCGACGTCACGCCGAAAATGCGCGTGAGCTGGACGCCGTCGTGGGCCAGCGGAGCCGGGGCGACCTATTTGGAGATCCACGGGATCCGGCCTGACCGGGCATCGCAAACGCTGGCGCTAGATTGCGGGGCGGCGGCCTGATGCCACGCTCAGCCCTCGAACCGATCGGCGAGGCGGTCTATACCGCGTTAAACGTGTCGGCGTTTACGACGCTGGCCTCGGGCGGCGTGTATGACGACCCGCCGCAGAGTGTCAGCTATCCGTTCGCGTGGTACACGGTGCGCGAGGATGACACCGAGGGCACGTTCGGGCAGATCTTCAAACGGTGCCGGGTGCGAGTGCACTGTTTCTCGCAGTACGCCGGGAACCAGGAAGCGCAGCAAGTGATTAACAAGGCCGTCGACTTGATTCGCGGCACAACGCCGAGCCTGACGAACCACACGGCGATCCAAGTACTGCACGAGGGATCGACGTCGCTGCCCGACGAGCTGATCAACGGCATCAAGACCAAGCACATCGCGGCCGACTTCGTCTACACGGTGGCCGAGGATTAGGCGATGGGCATCCGCAAACCGATCGACGCGACGGCGGCCAAAAGCGCGAATTTTAAACTACGCGGCCAGCGCGATCTGCGCGAGGCGCTCGAACGCCAGATGCGTCGGATACCCGGCCAGGCAAAAGCCGCACTGGGCGACGAGGCCGAGTACCAGAAGGGACTCGCGCAGGAGCGCACGCCGTGGGATTCTGGCGACCTGGCCCGCTCTGCTATCGCGGGCGACGGGTTCCAGCTCGGCGACGACTTTGTCGCGAAGTATGGATTCGGCGGCGCACCCGACGAGATCCCGTACGTATTCATTCAGCATTACGCCCACTACAGGCACGACGACGGCGAGCGTAAGTGGCTGTACAACACGGCGCACCGGCAATCCGGTCGAATGCTCAAACGGCTCGCGCAGGATCTCCAGGTGAAGCGGATATGAGCGACCGCGATCGATCGTGCCGTCGGTGCGGCGCGTCGGCTGAGTCGCGCGTCGAGTCGTGCGGGTTCGGCGAAGTGCGATCCGAGGTCTGCGGCGTGTGCGGGGCCGAGGTTGTCCGCGCGGGAGTGAGCACGACGAACCCGCGATCGAAACGGCGGCGCGAGACACGACTTCAGCACGAGGCCGAGCGCGATCTCGAACGCGCGACGAGGTGATCAGAATGCCAAAAGGGAAAGACTACATCGCAACGACGCGCCTGACGAATCGCGAGGGCGACGTGCTGGCCGCCGAGGGTGAGACGTGCGACCAGGTGCCCGACAAGTCGATCGGCTGGCTCTCGAAGCAAAAGTTGATTATCCCGAAGAGCGAAGCCACGGGCGGGCGGTCGCGTGCACGTAGGGGGGGCGACTAATGGCGAAGTATGGCGCGAAGGATGTCGGGTTTTTTCTGGTCGACGGCTACAACCTGACCGGCGTCTCGACGTCGCTCGCGGATAGCACGTCGGCAGAAATGGAAGAGACAACCGGCCTCGGCGACAGTTGGGCCGAGCAGACGGCGACCGGCGTGCGGTCTGCCGAGCTGACCGCCGACGGCTTCTACGACGATGCCAGCGACTCGGTCAACGCGGCGCTCAGCGGCAACGAGGCCACGTCGCGCGTGGTCTGTTACGCCTACGAAGGAAACACGATCCATAAGGCGATGGTCGGGCACACGGGCGCATTCGGCGGCACGTATACGCGCACCGCGACGCGCGACGAGCTGACGAAGGCGTCGGCAAGTTGGACCGTGACCGGGCAGAAGGACAACGGGCAGATCCTCCACGCGCTCGGCTCCGAGTCGGCGAGCGGGACCGGCGCTGCGACGAATTTCGGCGCGTCAAGCTCGAATGGTGGCGCGGCGTATCTCCAGGTGACGGTTAAATCTGGAACATCGCCGACGCTCGACGCGAAAATTCGCCACTCAGCCGATAACAGCACGTACGCCGACTTAATCAGTTTCACACAGGCGACCGACGTGACGGCCGAGCGGAAAACCGTCTCTGGCACGGTGAACACATACACGCTGGCCAGTTGGACGCACGGCGGGACGTCGCCGGAGTTCACGTTCATGGTGGGCTTTGCGCGAGGCTAATGGACCTTGGACGCTATCAACATGCGGCGCGCGAGTTGGAACGCTTCGCGCGGCTGCGACTATACGAGGCGACGGCCGAGCAGGACGTCGCCGAGGCGCGCACGTTGCTCCGACTGACGGTCGGCGTGCGCCGCAAGCTCGAACGGTGGGCGGTTCCGGTGCCGCCCAAAACGGCAGACCACTCGCGCCGACGCGCGCCCGCTCGCCCCGGCTCTGCCGGTGCCTCGGTCGCCTCGCGACATTCGACAAGGGGCTGAACGATGGCGAAATACGGTAGTAACAGTTTGATCGTGGCGGTGGACAATTCATCGGGATCGGCCGTGACGATGACCTCGTACATTACGTCGATCAACGCGGTCGAAGTCGAGGCGATCTTGACTGAGTCGCACTCGTTCGGCGATGCCTGGTTCGAGCAGTTGGCGACCGGCGTACGCAAGGCGAGCGATCTAGTACTCGGGGGTCTCTTCGACGATCAGGGGAGTACGGGTCCAGATGCCGTGTTCAACGACGTAGCAGACGGCCCGAGCGACAGCACGCGCACGGTCACGATCACCTGGGGCGGCAGTAAGACGACGAGCTTCGAGGCGATCATCAGCAAGTACACCCGAACCGCGACACGCAACGAGCTAACCGCGTTCGAGGTAACGCTCGTACCGACGGGCACCGTAACAGAGGCGTAGATCGTTTCACACGACGCCAGGCGCTCGCCGCAGAGTGTGGCCTCGCCTGGCGTCCTGTACCAAGGGGGCGAGATGTTCGCATCGCGAATCACGAAAGAGATCCAGACGCCGACCGATCCGGCGTACACGGTCACGATCCGGCAACTGTCGGGCCGGGCGAAAGCGCGGTGCCAGGAAGCCGTGATCACGCGTGCCGCGTCGCTGGTCGAGCGGATCGGCGGGGCCAAAGCGTTCGCGGCCATTCAGGATCTCGGAGGCGAGCGCGAAGTGCGCGAGGCGGTCGAGCGCGACCCGTCGCAGAGTTACGACCAAGCGACGGTACTCGTCGAGGGCATCGTCTCGTGGACGGCAGCCGAGGACGTGACACCCGAGCAGATCGACGACCTCGAACCCGAGACGTCGGATCTGTTATTCCGCGAGATCCTGCGGCTCAGTCGGGTCGCGGTGACGGCAGAGGATGCGACAAGCGATGCGGCTGCACGAAAAAACGGCTGAAGGCGTTTCACCGACTGCTATCCGACAGCGAGTCGGCGAGCGCCGATCCCGAGCTGCTGCGCGTCTGGATGGTGTCGCGGTTGTGCGAAGAGTTCCATTGCCTGCCGACGGTCGCCGAAAAATTATGGCTCGACGATCCGCAGGACACCGCGATCCAGATCCTCGAACTGCGCGCCTATGCGAACGCGCTGCGGGCCTACACGCAGGCCGACGGAAAGATTGACAAGCTCGACGAGTCGCCACTGATGGATCAAGTGCTCGCCAACGTGTTCGCGCTGCACCAGGAACGGGTCGCCGCCCGCGAGGGTGACACCTAATGGCGACTGTCAACGTCGGCGTGCTCGAAGCGGTGCTCCGGCTCAAAGATACGATGTCGCCCGGCTTGAATAATGCGGGCAAGCAATTGCGCCAATTTGGCGCGAAGGCGCAGACGGCGGGCGCATCGCTCACGCGCGGGATCTCGCTGCCGCTGGCGGCAATGGGCGGCCTGGCGGTGAAGGCGGCGATCGACTTCGAGAGTTCGTTCGCTGGTGTTCGCAAAACGGTCGACGCGACCGAGGCCGAGTTTCAAAACCTTGCCAAAGGGTTCCGCGCCCTGGCGCTCGAAATCCCGGTGTCGGTGAATCAGCTCAACAACATCGGCGAGGCCGCCGGGCAGCTCGGGATCAAGACCGAAAACATTCTCGACTTTACAAAAACAATGGCGCAGCTCGGGGTCGCGACGAACCTGAGCGCCGAAGAGGCGGCGACGTCACTGGCGCGGCTCGCGAACATTACCGGGATGGCGCAGGATGATTTCGACAAGCTCGGATCGACGGTCGTCGGCCTGGGCAATAACTTCGCGACGACCGAAGCCGAGATCGTCGAGTTCGGGCTGCGGATTGCTGGCGCGGGCGCGCAGATCGGACTGACCGAGGGCGAGATCCTCGGGTTAGGCACCGCGCTCTCGTCGGTCGGCATCGGGGCCGAGGCGGGCGGCACGGCGATCAGCAAAGTAATGATCCAGATCGCGAGCGCCGTGTCGACGGGCGGTGCCGAGCTGGATCAGTTCGCCGAGATTGCGTCGCGGACTGGCCGCGTGGCGCGCGAGGATTTTGCGCAGGCGTTCGAGGTGGATGCCGCAGGCGCGATCGTCACGTTTATCGAAGGGCTGGGCACGCTCGACGATGCCGGGATCAACACGTTCGCCGTGCTCGAAGATCTCGGCATGTCGGAGATCCGCGTGCGCGATGCCATGCTGCGCGCGTCGGGTGCGGGCGACTTGCTGCGCGAGGCGGTCGAGGAAGGCAACACCGCGTGGACCGCGAACCTGGCGCTGACGAAGGAAGCCGCCGAGCGATTCAAAACGACCGCGTCGCGACTGACGCTACTCAAAAACAAACTGGTCGACGTTGGAATCGAGCTGGGCGTTGCGCTGCTGCCGATGTTCGAGCGCCTGGTCGACATGGCCGACGCGGCGATCCCGAAGGTGCGCGCGCTGGTGCAGGGGTTCGCCGCGCTGCCGACGCCGATGCAGAACGCGGCGATCGGTGCGGGGGTGTTTGTCGCCGCGCTCGGGCCGATGTTGTTTGTTACGGGCGCGGTGTCGCACGCGTTCGGAACGCTCCTGCCGCTGCTCGGCGTGCTTAAGCGCGTGCTTGTCGGTGTCGGCGGTGGGGCGATCGTGAAGTTTGGCAGCCGTCTCGCACGGATCGCAACGTCGGCCGCAGGGTTGCGCGGCGTGCTGGTGACGCTCGGGCGAGTCGTTGTCGGGTTCTCGAACCCGGTCAGCCTCGCCGCGACGGCGGTGGCCTTGCTGGTCGGCTCGACCGAAACCGGGCGGCGCGTCATGTATCAGCTTGGTCGGGTGATAAAGAATGTTGCGTTGTTGAGTATTCGACCGCTAATTTCCGAAGCGGTCGCCCTGTGGGGCGCGCTCAAAACGCTCGGCGCTTGGGTCGGCGACAAATTAACGCCCATCTTTCGGTTCTTCGGTGAGATCTTCGGATGGGTCGCCGATCGCCTCGAAGATCTGGCAGATTTTCTCAGCCTGACCAAAACAAAAACTGAAGAGTTTACGCCCGCGATTAACACGCTGACGACCGCGACGCGCCAGGTCGACACGAGCCTGCGAGCCGTCGCCACGAGTGCGCCGAACGCCGGGGCCGGGTTGGAGACGTTCGGCACCAGAGCGGGCACCGCCTCGACCGCCGCCGATGATCTAGCGACAAAGCTCGACGAGCTGCGCGACGGGATTCTCGACAGCGCGCTCGCGGGCGACGTCGCGAACCTCACGACGGTCTTCGAGGGACTCGGCGACGAGCAACTCGCGAACACCGAGAACGCGAAACGGCTGGTCGATCAGATCCAGGCGTTGATCGATCGCGGCGGCAAGGTCAGCGACGCGATGCGCGCCTATGCGACGAGCGCGGACCTGGCTGCCGACGCCGCCGCGCGAGCCGCCGAGAAAACGCGCGCCTTTAACGGCAAGGTGCAGAGCGCGATCACGACGATCACCGACGGCAATCTCGACGACGAGCTGCATGTGTGGGAAACGGCGCTTTCCGAAGTGCAGATCGCGGGCGAGTTGACCTATAACGAAGTGATGCGCCTGGGGGCGGAGGCGGTCACGCTCCGCCAGCGCGGCGCGCAACTCTCGCCGCAGCTCGAAGAGGTTGCACGGCAACACGAGTACTGGCTCGCGATGATTAACGCGACCAAGCTCGGCGGCATTACGCAAGACGTCAAGCTGTTGAACGCGCAGCTCGTCGTACAGCCGTCACTATTTCAACAACTCCGCACGGCCTGGTCGGCGGTGCCCGGCATGATCACGAAAACGATCATGCAAGGCGGCGACGCGGTGCGCGCGGTCGGGTCGCACTTTGGCGGGCTGATCGGCACGCACCTAGAGGGCAAGCTCGTCGGCGCGCTTACCGGCAAAGTCGGCGCGGCGATCGGCGCGGCGTTTGGTCCGATCGGGGCGATGGCCGGGCAACTGATCGGCAAGGGCATCAGCGCGGCGGTGTCGGCAGGTATGAAGGGGTTACGAAAGCTCGGCGGGGCCATCAAGGGGCTGTTCGGTCGGAGTACCGAGGACAACATTCGGATCATGGGCGAGCGGATGGGCTTCCAGTTTGGATCGAGTATGCAGCGCGCGATCGCGGCGACCTCGACCGAGATCGGGCACGACTATACGGCGTTCTTGCTGCACCTGTCGGAGATCACGCGCTCCCAGGGGTTGCACATGTCGGAGGACTACCAGCTCGTCGCGAGGACCGCCCGCGACCTCTGGTCGATGGTGGAGCAGGGGCACATTACAAGCGGCGAGGCGGCCGAGGCGATCGGGCCGATCCTCGAAGATCTTGCGGCGGGATTCGCGACTGCGTCGGATAGTGGACAGATTCAGTTCTACGAGCTGATCCAGGTCGCGCACAAAATGGGCATGAGCCTCGAAGATCTGCGCGCGCTGGTCGGCTCACTGGCCGACGACGCGCTCGCCGCGCAGCTCAGTAGCGCCATTATCGACGTTAACGGCAACATCGTCGATCTTGGTGCGTCGATCCGCGATCTGCCTGACACGATCAACATTAAAACGCAGATCGAGTGGGACGTTGACAACCTGCCCTGGGACAATATCCACGACGAAATGCAGCACATTTTCGACGACATCGTCGGCGAGGGCAGCGGCGAGACGGGCGACCACGCGCAAGGCTTCCAGCACGGCACGGGCGGGCGCTTCGTCGACTTTGGCGGCGGACGGGGCACGCTGGTCCGGTTGCACGGTCGCGAGGCCGTCGTGCCCGAAGGGCAGAGCGCGCCAGGGGTTGCTGCGCTCGCGCACGAGATCCGCGCGCTGCGGGCCGACCTCGAAGTCGAGCGCACGTTTCAATCGCAACTCGTGCCGAAGATGTTGGCGGCGGCGATCGCGCAGTCGGGGGCGACAAACTGATGGGCGTTGCGCCCACCTCGATCGCCCTGGAGATGCAGTTCGCGGGCACGGCTGGCGCGTGGACGAACGTGTGGGCCGACGTGCGCGCGCAGGTTGACGTCGTGGCGTCCTACGGGATAGCCGCAGGGGGGCCGGGCGACCGCTGCGCGCAGCCTGGATCGCTCACCTTTGCGCTCGACAATTCCGCGAACAACTCGAACACCGCTGTCGGGTATTACAGCCCAGGGCATGCGAACGTCCGCAGCGGGTTCGAGATCGGCATCGCGTGCCGTCTCGCGATCACGTACGGCGGCACGACGTACTACAAGGTCGTCGGGCGGCTGGCGTCGATTCATGCGACGGCAAACCAGCGCGGACCCTGGACGACGTTGTGCGTCGTGCACGACTACCTTGACGAATGCCTGCGGACGTCACTCAAACGGCAGGCCGTGCTGACCTCGAAGCGCGGCGACGAGGTCTTCGACACGCTGGTCGCGGCGATGCCGTCCGCGCCTGGCAGTTCGACGAGCGGCACCGGGCGGGAAACCTACGCGCTCGCGCTCGACGCGAAGTCGCCCGAGGAAGGCGTCAGCGTGCTCGGCGAGCTGCAACGCCTCGCAATGTCCGAGGCGGGTTTTATCTATGCGAAGGGCACGACCAACGCCAGCACGGCGCAGGCGTTCACGTACGAGAGCCGCACCGACCGCGCCAAGAAAAACACGAACCAGTCGACGTTCGACGACGACGACATCGAGGCGATCTCGATCCGGCGCTCGCGGGATTCGGTGATCAACCGCATGCAGGTGTTGACGCACCCGCGCCGCAAGGATGGCAGCAGCGTCGTGCTGTACTCGATGCGCGACGCGACGGTCGGCACCGACTCGGCGGTCGCGCTCCTGGCGGGCGAGTCAATCACGCTTGTCTGCCCCTACACCGATCCCGACGACCGGGAGCAGCGGTGCGCGGGGACGTCAATGGTCACGCCTGCCAGCTCGACCGACTACACGGCCAACGCCGCCGCCGATGCGTCGGGCGCTGACATGTCCAGCAGTCTCGGGGTGAGTGCCACGTATGGCGGCACGTCGGCGTCGGTCGTGTTGACGAACAACCACGCGAGCACGACGCTGTACATCACGAAGTTCGATTTCCGTGGCCTCGGGATCTACGACCAGCAGACGACCGTAAACGAATTAGAAGACGCGACGAGCCAGTCGACGTTCGGCACGAACACCTACCGCTACGACGCCAGCTATCAGATGGACCCGGTGGTGGGCAACTCGTTCGCAAAACACTTCCTCGGGGTGTACAAAGACGCGCAACAGAGCGCCGAGAGCGTGACGATCCTGTTGAACAAAAACGCGGGACTCATGGCCGCCGGGCTTACCAGAGAAGTCGGCGATCGGATCGGCATCAGCGAAGCGCAGACGGCGCTCGACGAGGGCTACTTTATTCAATCGGTCACGTTGACGATCAAGCCGACGAACATTATCCGGTGCAAGTGGACGCTGTCGCCCGCGAGCCGGATCGTGTACTGGTTCATCGGCACGGCGGGCGCGTCGAACGTCGGCACCTCGACGCTGCTGTCGTTCTAAAGGAGTAAGACATGGCTTACGTCGCCGCTTCGACCCTGACAACCGGGGACATGGTTACGGCCGCAGAGTGGAACGCCTCAGTCGTTGCCAATAGTGCCGCGTTGCGTACCGGCTCGATCGCGATCGCGTCACAGGGGGCGAACGAGCTGATCTTCGCGAGCAGCGGCACGCAACTGGCGAGAAATAGCGCGTTGACGTATAACGCCAGCACGAACAGCCTGTCGGTCGGCGCGTCTCCGCTCGATTACATCGCAAACTATTTTGCTGGGAATTTCACATCTGGCGGCGCGGCGTCGAACGCGGCGAAACAGTGGTACGCCGGAACGCTGACCGGCGTTGCTGGCGATACGTCGTCTCTGGGCGGCACAATTTTCGGGAATGCGATCACGACGCAAGCAAGCCAAGCCGTCACGACGGTCTACCAAGTCAAGATCGACGAGCCGACGATGATCGTCGGGGGCGGTGGAAGCGTTGATACCTCGGCATCGCTCTGGATCACTGGCCCGGCAAGCGAAGCGACCTCGGATTATTCGCTGCTAGTGGATGCCGGGATCAGCCGATTCGACTATAACGTGGGCATCGGCGTGACCGACCCCGGTGTGCTCCTGGAAATTTCCGGTGACTGTGCTTCATACGCGGAGAACAATGCTCAGGTCCAGATCATCGGATCGACAGATAAAAATATGCAGTTGCGGATCGGCTATCGCACTGACACCACGAACGGGCACGGCTGGCTACAGGCGGTCAAGGCTGGCACCGCTCAGGTGCCATTTATCTTACAAGCTGAAGGGAACACCGTTGGAATTGGCGCGATCACCGATCCAGATGGCACCCTGCATGTGCATAGCGCGACAGCGGGCAGCGTGACAGCAACAGCCGGGGCGGATGATCTGGTCGTGGAAAACTCGACGCACGCGGGGATGACGTTTTTGTCGCCTAGTGGGAATTACCAGCAAATGATCGCCTTTGGTGATGTAGGCGACGCTGACTCTGGCCGGATTAAGTACGACCACAACGACAACAAAATGTCGTTTTGGACCGAAGGGACGCATCGGATCACCATCGATTCGGTTGGCGATGTCGGCATCGGGGTGACCGATCCTGATGTTGCGCTTGACGTGTCCGGCGGCGACAACGTGCTAGATATTTTCCGCATCACGCAGCGGGCATCCGGCGCAGGGGCGTATGGGCTACAAATTGGATTGGCTGATACCGGCGATCCCGTCTTCCAGCGATTGGTGAACGATGTCGCCACGGAGTCGTTCCGCATAGTGCGCGGCACTGGCGATGTGAAATTTAACGCCAACGTTGGAATCGGGACGACGCCGAACAGCGCGGTTGATTTAATACTGAGCGGGTTTGGCGTGCAAGCCATGAAGAACCTCACAGCGGCGCAGTCGGCCATCGCTGCTCATACGGTGTTCTGGTTTGAGACAGACGGGTATATGCACTACATGACCGCCGGGGGAACGGAATATAAATGCACGCGTGAGACACCATAATCGAGGAGTAGACAGATGGCGGCAACGTGGAACATTGCAGTATGCACCGATTATCTCGTTGGCCCAGCAGGGCCATTTGAGGGCGAAGCGCGGGTTATCTATAGCGTCGTCTGGATCTGCACCGACGAGCAAACGGTCGGAGATCACACGTACGCGGTTGGGACCAACGGCGGGATCAGTTTAGAGCCGTTTACCGGCGGCGATTTTGTGGCGTGGGGAGATGTTACCAAAGCACTCGCGCTCGGATGGGTGCACGACAAGATGGGCGCGGAGGAAGTGGCGGCGATTGAGGCACAGGTAGCCGCGCAGCTACACACCAAGATGAACCCGACCACGGCGAGCGGTCTACCGTGGTCAGTACCGGAACCGGCACCCGCGCCGGAACCTGAACCCTAACCAAAAGGATACCGACGATGACCGAACCGACAGCTCCGACGCTGCCGCCCGTCACGACCGAAACCCTGTTTTCCGTGATCGGCGAACAAATGATCCAGATCGCCAGATTGCAGGCGCTCGTCGCGCAGCAGGCGCAGCAACTCGCGCCGCCTGCCGACCCCGACGAGGACACAGAAAGCGGTTAACCGATGCCGACGTTGCTCGCGAACGGGACACCCTGGATCGTGAAGGCGGTCAGCGCCGTCGGCGTCCCGTCGGCGATTGCGATCTATTTGGTCTGGCTGTTGTCGACGCAAGTGCTGACCGCGATCCAGACTCACGCCGATCGCAGCGAGGCCGAGCTGCGCGAGCTACTGCCCGTGCTGCGCCAGATCTGCATCAACACCAGCCAGACACCCGCCGACCGGGTCGCGTGTTTCGACGATGACTGATCGACGGTCCTGGCACGGGCACGTCGAGAACGACGATCTCGGCGCGGGCGACGAGGGCGCGCGCGATCCCGAGCGACTGCCGCGCGATCCGCCGGTCGTCACCGAGCCAGACCGCGAGCCGGAACCGTCGCCGCCGCTGGTGCCGGGGCAGATCTACGGCGCGCTGCGGGCGGTGCCTGGCAGCCACTTCGCCGACGACGTCGGCCCGGTGTTACCGCTGGGCATCACGTACGGCTGGGGCCTGGGCCAGTACCGCGCCGATCCCGATGCCTGCCTGCACCAGCTCGACACGATTGCGACGGCGGGCTATGAGTTCGTCCGCACCTGGTTTTCGCTCGGCTGGTATCCGTATTGGCGCGGGCATGAAGTCGCGCCGATCGCGTTCACCGGCCAGGACGACGTGCGGGTCGAGGCGTGGCCGGACTACGACGACATGGTGGCGGGCTATTGTCGGGCGCTCGACGAGCGTGCCCTGCGGTTGTTCTGGTCGTGCGGCGATCTCCAGATGTTCGATCGCAACGAGGCGCAACTCACCACCTGGGCGCAGACGGTCGGCCAGGTCATCGCCGTCGCTGCGCCGGGCGTGATGATCTTCGCCGACGTGAACGAGGCCTGGCAGAACTGGCTGTACGATTCCGAGCCGGACGATCCCGCCGACCTCGACCGGCTTGTGATCGATCCGCTGGTCGACGCCTACGCGCTGCCGTGCCTGCGCTTGCGCAGTGCGTACAGCGAAGAGATCGTTGACCTCGATCGGTGGGGTCGGCCGCCGCTCTGGCAAAAGCACGGGCACCGGGGCCACTTCGAGCAAGATCACGTCTCGGCGATCCGGCACGCGCGCGGCATCACCTACGACGAGGGCCACGGGCGGCCCGTCAGTCGGCTCGGCGTCGAGTCTGAACCCGGCGGGCCGAGCCGTGATCTGATCGGCGCTGACGTCATGGGGCCGATCGAAACGCCCGAGGCTCTATGCCTGCTGGCGGTCGCGAATTTTATGGCCCCGGCGGCGTTCGTCTTTCATACGCACCGGGGCGTGCGGTCGTGGCTCGGCCCGATCGCCGACGAGCCGGGGTTCGAGGTTGTGCCGAACGTGCGGCGACACTTGCCGGACGATCTGCAATCGGCGTTTCGGCTGATCGTGCACGGCAACCGCGACGAGTCGCCGCTGACTGACGCCGACGGGTTCCCCGAGGCGGCCGACCGTCGGATCGACAGTGTCGTCGCCGCCGACGATGGCCGGTTCGTCACGCTGGTCTATAGCCTGGCGCGACACACGCGGCTGCGCGCGGTGCGGGCGTTGTCCTGCCGGATCATCGTGCCGGATACGGGCGAGTATGACGATGTGACGATGACGGCGAATGCCGAACTGGATCTGGAGTATGCGTGCGGGCGTCTGATTGTCGGGCGCATCGACGACTAGCAAGGGGGCGCAATGGGATTTTTGAGCATCTTACGAAAGATCGGCAACGCGGCGGCCATCGCCTCGCCGTTCGCGGCGCTCGTGCCGGGCGCGCAGGGCATTGCGGGCATCCTGACACTGGCGACGCAGATCACCGAGGACGCCGTCGAGCTGGGCACGCCCGGCGCTGAAAAAGAACAAGCGGCGATCAATTTGAGCGCGACCGTGCTCGGGCATGTCGAGGGCAAGCTCGGGCGCGATCTACTCTCCGACGAGGCCGTCGCAAAGTGCGCGCGCGAGTTTGTGCGGGCGACCGTGGCGGCGGGCAATGCCCGGCGGGCGCTCGATGCCGTCGTGTCGGATTATCAGGCCAAGCGCGACGCGGCCGCCGAGGCCGCAGCGACCACGTCATGATCGACACCGTGCGCGCCCTGGTGCAACTGCACGAGGGCTGTCGGTTGACGGTCTACGACGACGCGACCGGCAAGCCGATCGGCCCTGGCGACACGCTGGTCGGGCACCCGACGATCGGATTCGGTCGGGCGCTCGACGTGCGCGGCGTGACGCAGGCCGAGGCGGGCGAGCTGCTCGACCACGACCTGGTCGCGACCGCCGCCGAGATCTCGGGGGCGTTGCCGTGGGCGGCCAGCCTCGACCCAGTGCGCCTCGCGGCGTTGCGAGACATGGCGCACAACCTGGGCGTGCGGGGCGTGTGCGGCTTCCGCAAGGCGCTCGCCGCGTTGAAAGCTGGCGACTTCGATCGCTGCGCCGACGAGCTGCTCGACTCCCGCTGGCAGACGCAGGTGCCCGTGCGCGCCGGTCGCCTCGCGGGCATGATGCGATCGGGGTCATGGCCGTCGCTGGCGCACGCGCAGGCCGACGGCGATCCCGGCGATGACTAAGCCGAGGATCTGCCCGGTCTGCAAGGAACGCCCGCTGTCGGTGGCGACGGCGACCAGGTGCATCCAGTGCTACTACACCCGTCGCGGCGTGCCGAGTCGGGCGTTGCCGAATGCGCCGTGCATTGACTGCGGCGGACCGTGCTCGAAGCGCGCGACGCGCTGTTTTAAATGCTCCAGGCTGTATCAGCGCAGCGAGGCCAAAGCGCAGCACGACGAGGCCGACGCGTACCTGCGGCAACCGCTCCGCACTTATGACGAAGCGTGGGCACGCTGGCAAGAGTGCATCCACCAGGCGCGCGATCGGTATCGCGGCGCAGCGAAGGCGCGCACGCCTGACGGGCGGACGCGCGTTCTGGTCGTGCCGGATCTTCACGTGCCGTTCCATGAGCCTGAGATGTTGGCGGCCATGCTGGCGCGCGAGTCGAAGCGCACCGATCTCGCCGTGCTGATCGGCGACGTGGGCGACTGCTATTCGTTGTCGCGATTCAGCAAACACGAGCGGGTGCCGTATGCCGACGAGTGGGCCGCTGTCACCTTGATCCTGGAGACGTTCTCGGAGTTGCTGCCCGCCGTGCGGATCATCGTCGGCAATCACGACGCCAGATTGCGGAAGGCGCTCGCCGCGCAACTGACGCCCGACATGGTCGACGCGATTACCGCGATGACGCCGAGTGGCACGCTCTGCCCGATCACCGCACTCGCCCGGCGGTTCGAGAACGTCAGCGTCGCCTCGCACCCGGTGCCGGGCACGACGCACGCGATCGACTGGCTCACCGTCGTCGGCGATGCTGTCCTGGCGCATCCTGAGAAATACAGCCGCACGCCCGGCGCGGCGCTCCGAGCGTTCGAGGAATGGCTCGCCGATAATTCGGACGCCCTCGGCCTCGACGCGATCCGGTTGCTGGTGATGGGCCACACGCACACGCTTGCCGTGCTGCCGTGGCGCGCGTCGTCGATGCTCGTCGAGTGCGGGTGCCTGTGTAAGACGGCCGGGTATATGACGCAGGCCAAGATCGGCGGCCGACCGCAGCGGCGCGGGTATGTGACCTTCGAGCAGGTCGACGGGCGGACGGATCTCAACTCGGTCAAGCTGCACTGGTTTGATGTCGAAGACGGCGCACCCTGGCAGCGATGACGCCAGGCGGCGCGCGCTCTGGCTCCGACTGTGGGCCGAGCTGGGCGCAGCGCCGATCGTCGAGGCGTATCTGACGGCACCCGGCGAGACGGTGCACGGCGTCTGCATCGACGGCGATGCCGTGGTGATTAACCCGGTGCCCGCGACCGTCGACACCATCCTCCACGAGCTGCTACACCGGGTGTATCCTGAAAGATCCGAGCGATCGATCCGACGCACGACGACGCAGCTACGCAAGTTCCTAACCGATGATGAGGTGCAGCAGTTCTATGCCGAATATTGCCGACGACGAAAAAAAGGGCGCAGCCGACGCGCCGACGTTTGATCAGTTTTGCGCGGATGTCGCCGCCCTGCTCGGCGCGACTGCCGCCTCGAAGCATTACAGCCAGAACGGCCCCGACGGCGACAACGTGCTCTACCGCTCGGTCGCCGAGATGGTCGGCGGCCACGGGCACGCCGCAGGCGAAATCGTTTACAAGGCCCGACGCTACCTGGCGCGCGGGGACGTCGAGGATGTCGCCAAGATCGCCGCGTGGGCCTTTTTGATCTGGCGGCACCATCAGCTCGACAAGGGGGCGTGATGAAGGGCTACGTGTCGATCTTCCTGCGCGGCCTGGCGATCGTTTGCTTGGTGTCGTGGAACACCACGCTGCTCGCCTCGGGGCGATCGCTGGCGATCGTCGTGGCGGCGGCGCTGTCCGGCGTCTGGTGGCTGAACGCCCGCACGGCGAGTCGAGCCGACGGCCCGGTCGCGATGTGCTGTTATGCGATGGGGGCGGGCTGCGGCACGGCGCTCGGCTTGTGGCTCTCGACGGTCGTCTGACCCGAAAACGGCCTGCGAGGTTGCCGTGTACGGGACGATCTCCGGCCGGGCCTTGCAGCGGTATGGGGCCGGGGCCGCGTGGCGTACAGCGCACGCGATCAGCTCGCGGCGTCTCGGCGGCGGGCTGCGGTGCGCCTGGGCATACTATTGGCATACCGTCCGCAGGGGGGTCGGTTTTCGTCAGTGTTTCCGGGGCTTGTTTTGGTATACGCGCCGCGTTCGCAACGCGGAGGTCGTGGGTTCGAGCCCCATGCGGTCCACCACCCATTTTCATTGGTTCGATCCCATTTTCGTTGGGGCAGCGTGCGATCCGCTCGATGTCATTCGGTGTCACTGGATGTCGCTGGATGTCACTGGTTTGACCGTTTTTGGCATACTCTGGGCATACTATTGGCATACCGATCACGGCCCGCCGTGCACCCGCCGCTGCCGCATGCTTACCGCGATCCGCTTTCCTTCCGAATGAGAGCGGCCAGGGCATCGACTGCGTTCTGGTCGCCCGCTGTGGCACCGTTCAATCGCTCGGCGTAACTTGTCGCTTCGCCGACGGTCGTGCCGAGTACCTCGGCCAACGCCGTCACGGTGTCCAGGGTGCCGACGCCACGATCTTCGAGTCGCTGGATCTTCGACTGCGCGACGCCTGACGCCTCGGCCAGGGCGGACTGGCTGAGCTGGTGCGCTTGCCGCAGTCGTCGCAGTACGTGGCCGACGTGCCAGCGAATGTCGTCGAGGTGGATTGGCATAGGCGGGCTATTGTATGGCGCAGGATTACGCGCAGGCGGAGCAAAATTAGCGACTATCTGCGTTAGTTTGCACCGTTGTGGTGCTATAGCGCTTTTATTGCTTGACGCGATAATGCTGCGCCCATATCGTGCCCCTTATGCCCCGCCCGAAAAGACAACAAAGCCTGATCAGCCGCGCCCGAGACTTGCCGCCCATCATTCGACGGGGCGACCTGGCGGCGCTTTTTGACGTACACCCGTCGACGATCCAGCGCGACGCCGATCAAGGCTCGGGCCGGTTCCCGCCGCCGATGCCGCGCGTGTCCGGCCAGTGGTACCGCTGGCTGCGCGAGGACGTGATCGCCTGGCTGCAACATCCAGACGTCAGGCAGCGACCGACGCGACCAGCCCGCCCGATCGCCCTCGCCGACCGAAAGCGCACCGCCTAAGATGCCGCGCTACCTCTCCGAAGCCGAAGCAATGGCTTACGTCCGATTTCCTGGCACGCTCGCGAGCTTTCGCAGTCGCGTCTCCCGGCTGCGCGTGCCGCGCGTGCGCTTTGGTCGCACGCCGCTCTACTTGTCGCGCGACCTCGACCGAATCATCGTCAAACGCGCGGCGACTGACACAACGCCGCGACCGCCGAGGGATCGCTGATGTCGTGGCACCTGGTCGCGCACTCGAACTCGCCCGCCGATCTGGTTTGCGCTGATTGCTGGATCGGCTATCAGACCGTCCTGGCCTCGGTGTCAATTTTCGACGCTGGGCCGATCACGGTGACCCGGTTCGACTCGCCGCCGCCGTCGTATCAATGCACAGTCTGCGCCACCCGCCCGGCGCTCGGAGGTTCGCCACATGACGAGGTTAGTAGTGAACGTGTCCACTAGTGAACGCGCGCCCGAGGGACGGCACGAGGCCGTCTGCCTGGACGTCGAAGATCTCGGCCAGGTCGAGACGGCCTACGGCACCAAGGCAATGATCTCGATCTCGTGGCAGTTGAACGGCGGCGAGCGGTTGTTCGTCGTGCGCCGCCGCTACACGCGATCGCTACACGCGCGGGCAATGCTCCGCAAGACGCTCGACTCCTGGCGCGGCGTGCCCGTCTCGCCCGAGGAAGAACGCGACGGGATCGACCTCATGCAGCTCGTGGGCAAAACGTGCCAAGTAGAGATCAAGCACGCGATCAAGACCGACGGCGACGTGTGGGCGAACGTCGAGGGCGTGTTCCCGCCAGGTGCGCCGACCACGACACCGCCGCCAGACATCACGCCGCCTGTCGACGCGGTGCCGTTCTAATGCCGACCGCCTACCAGCCGTCGCACTGTGTCACCTGCGGCGAGCCGCTCACGGTCAAGGCGGGCACAGAGCTAGAGGGCATCGGGCGTTCGCAGACCTGGCGACCCGTCGGCTACGTCACCGCGATCGGGTCGTGCCCGACCGAGGGCTGCGTCGACACGATCCTGCTCCGGCGCGGCGATCTCAATTTAGTCACCGAGGCGCAGGCATGACGCCGACCGTTACAACCGCAAACCGTCGGCAGACAAAGGCCGGGCGGCAGTACGAGATCGAGAACGAGTTTTATGTCGGCGTGACGACGATGCTCGGGTTACTCAGCAAACCGGCGCTCGTGCCGTGGGCGGCAAAGGTCGAGCGCGACTACGTGGTCGAGGTCGCCGGGCAGCTCTACGACGGGCTGCGCGCGCACCAGAGCACGATCACCGGCACCAAGTTCGCGAGCACGCTGTCGAAGCAACTCGGCCCGAAGGCGCACACGCAGCAGCTCAAGAGCGCGGGCAACATCGGCAGCGAGGCGCACGGGCTGATCGAACACCGGCTGCGGATCAGACTCGGGCAGACGCTCGGCCCTGAGCCGGACGTGAGCGATCCCGCGCGCTGGGCCGTCAGTCGCTTCGAGGACTGGGCAGGCGACACGATCAAACCCGAACTGGTCGAGCAGGTCGTGTACTCGACCACGCACCAGTACGCGGGCACGCTCGATCTGGTCGCGACCGTGGCCGGGCAGCGACTCCTGATCGACTTCAAAACCGGCAAGCGGATCTATCGCGAGGAAGCGTTTCTACAGTCGGCGTTCTATCAGGTCGCGCTCGCCGAGATGGGGCACGGGGCGGTCGATGGGGCCGTCGTGATCCGGTTGCCGAAGGTCGTCGGCGATCCCGATGTGGAAGTCGCGGCGGTGCCGAGCCTTGAGGAATTATGGCCCGCGTGCGACGCGATCCTGCGGCTCTGGAAGTGGCGACAAGAGATCGTGTTCTGAGGGCATCAGGTGTTCGAGTCTGATGCGATTCGGTGCGCGGCGTGCGGCGTGTGGATCATGACGCCGAGAACGGCCGCGCAGAAGTATTGTTCGCGACGGTGTAAGAACCGCGACGCGCAACGCCGCCGACGGTCGGGCGGGATACAAAAAGCGACCGCGAGCAGCGCGCCGACCACACGGCGCGGCAGATCTGCGAGCGGCAACGGTGGGGCCAAGTAAAGGGTTGACGACTTGCCGGTGCGATCCCGGCTGTCGCGTTTGATCCGCGACACCCTGGCCTCGGTGCGACGGCGTGCGGTATCACCTGACACCCAGGGGCCGACGTGGTCGGGCGACGAAGCGAGCACCACGGTGGGGCTATGACCACCAGGCCGCGCAGCATAGACGAGAGATCAACGGCAAACTTGCGACGATTTGCCGGTGTGGGGCTAAGTCGTACCGTGTACGAAAGGCGTTAGAAATGCCAGAACGTGCCGAACGGCCGAACCCTGCCTTGACGGTGCCGCGTGTTTTCGCGGCGTTCGATCAGGCGTGGCGCGTCCGGTATGGCCGCCGGTATGTCGGGTTCGGGCCGAGGCTGGGCAAAGTGGCGAAGGGGCTGATCGCATTCGGACTCACGCGCGACGAGGTGGCGGCGGCGGCGGCCCGGTATGTCGCCGACGACGATCCCTACCTGACGAAACGGCGGCACCCGTTCGAGGTGTTCGCGGGCGGCAATCGGATCAACCAGTACCTCGGCGACGCGCCTGCGCCGGACACCTT